AGCTCTGGAGTGTTGTTCTAGGAATTGAAGTAGTCGAGCATCAAGTTGCTCTTTGCATGAATCAAGTGAAAGTGGCGCGTCTCGTTCAGAGTCCAGAAAAGCTAGATGGATGGATCGATGGCGCTGCTTACATGGGTCTTGGTGGAGAACTAGCCACCGAAAAATAATAAAAGCCGTTCACGGTCGAACCCCAACAACCCCTTCTGTTGGTGCGGTTTCCGTGAACGGCTCTTTTTTTATCTTTTGGAGTTGTAGTACTCCTCGAGCTGACGCTGACGCGCTCGCTCGCAGATAAAATCAACAAAGTTTTTTAATAGCTTTGGACCAGTAAACATGACGGTAAAGATTAAAAACAAAAAAGCCCAAGATTCTGCTGGTGACATTGGAAACATTTACTTCTCCTTATGTTGACATTGACTAATTGGATAGAGGCAATCGCCACAAATAACTTCAGCTTTTGGACAGTTGTGACCTTCTTCGCCGTAAAGAGCAAGACAAGTTCCACAAGTGTACAAATCATATTTAGCTAACAAATCAGCGCCGTACATTTGCCAGTGTGCCATTACTTCACCAACTTTTCTTGAATCATTGACGCGATTTGTTCTTCAGTTTCGGTAGAGAGAACAGTGTAATCCTCTTCATCTCCGTCTTTTCCAAAATAAAGATCATCACAAGTTCCATAAACAATGCCATCGCGCACAAAGCATGGACCAATAGCTAAAACAAAAAAACCGTCTTCATCAGCAGGTCCAGCATAAACAGTCATGCAACCTCCACCAGTATGCATAATCTGAATTGGAAGATTTGCATTTTGTTCCTTGACAAGCTCTACGACCTTAGTCATATTTAGATCTGACACTTTATTCTCCTGTTTCTCAGAACGGGGCCGTCCTGATAGCTGAAATACTACACCGGTGGAGTAGGAAAACACATATAAGAAACACCGATAAATGAGGCATTTTCTACTCCGGTGGTGTACTGTTGGGACCCTGCCCAGGATGGTCTTGGGATTTAGGGGAAGTATGAACGACGAAGATATTGCAGATCAGCTGTGGCACTGGCATAAAGAGCTAAAAAGCCACGCTAGAACAGCGGCAGAGAATAAAGCCAACTTTTTGGGCATCATTGAAAAGGCGCGCGAAGAAGGTTGGACATATTCGGACATTGCTGACTTATTGGACATTTCGGTCAGTCGCGTCCAGCAGCTGGTTCGCCAGTCCGATGGTCGAGGTCGATCTAGCTAATGCGCTTTCGTCCAGAGTGGCATGAGTACGCTCTGATGCTAGCTGAAATGGCAGCGTCGCGGAGCGAGGACCCTTGGTACCAAGTCGGTGCCGTGGTTCTTCGTCCTGACAACTCTGTCGCTGGCGTTGGTTACAATGGAGCTCCTTCGGGAGTTCAGATTGACTGGGATGACCGAGAAGCTAGACGTCCATTTGTTATCCACGCCGAAGTCAATGCTTTACGGTATTGCACTCCGACGGATACTCGTGGCGGTTTATTGGCGGTTACGCACAGGCCTTGTCAGGCTTGTTTACCGCTGATTGCAGCTCATGGAATTCGAAGAGTTTTCTTCGGCGTTCCCGTCGATCCGCAAGTATATCCGACGGATTTACTTGATAACATCGCTTTACAACTTGACATAGAAGTAACTCATTTACCGAGGGGGAATGATGCTTGATTCAATTTTTATGCGCCAAGCAGTACTTCAGAAAGAATCATTTGGACTTGATCCGGAAAATCTGCCTGAAGAAGAAAAGATTCAGTTTATTAAAGACATGATTTTAGCCGCAACTGACGAGCTTCACGAAGCTCTCGGTGAGGTAGGCTGGAAACCATGGGCAACGTCACGTCATATTAACCGTGAAGCCTTTGTTGGTGAATTGGTTGATGTACTTCACTTCATTGTAAATCTCTGGCTTGCTGTTGGAGCTACTGCTGACGAAGTAGAAATTCGTTATTTAGACAAGGCCAACAAAAACGCTAAGCGTCAGAAAGATGGCTACGACGGCGTCTGGGGAAAGTGTGCAGAATGTGGTCGTGCACTAGATGATGCCGGCGTGATGTGCTCAGTGTCTGAAGGCTGCGAATACGAAGATGGTTTTCCAAAGGATTGCGCATGATTACAATTCTTGAAGGCGTCGACGGCGTAGGCAAGACATCACATGCACATTGGTTAGCTAAAGAGACCAATGCCAAAATCATTCATGCCGGTATTCCCACAAAGAATCATTGGTGGAATGAATACATAACGTCCATCATGGACGAAGATGAAGATCAGCGCCTTATTCTTGACCGCTGGCATATTGGTGAAATAATTTGGCCTCACATCTTTGGACGCAAGTCTTTATTTGAGAGGAACACTTCATTTATTTTGTGCCACAACACGCTCCTTGAGCTTGGTGCACAGATTAAGATAATCTACAGAAACACCGATTGCATTACGACTACGCTCATGATGCGCGGCGAACAAGATCAGATTGACAATGTTCTGAAAGCTCAGGACATGTACCTTGACCTTGCCGATAGAGTACACGGCATTGAAGTTGTCGACTCAGATACGCTTGGAAGGGATTTACCAGATGTTTATTGAACTGAACAACCCATCTGAAGCCGTTGAAGCTGCTATTGGACTTTGCTTAACACACGGTGAAGTAACATCACCTCGTGGTCAAAAGACGTATGAAGTTATGAATCCGACAATGCTCATTGAGCGTCCGTGGGTTATTCCATACACTGTTGATAATCGAGAGCTCAAGTCATTTATCGGCGCTGTCGAAGCTTTGCAGCTGGTTGGTCAAACTACGGCGCCTGAAGTTGTTGTTTCAGGTTCTAAAGTATTTGGCAACTACATGGACGGAAATATCTTTCACGGAGCTTACGGCGCCAGGATTTATGGAAGTCTTATCAAGTTAGTTGAACTATTAAAGTCTGACCCAGACTCACGCCAAGCGGTTCTTACGATCTTTGATTGGAAGCAAGACCTTAGAGTAATCTCGAAAGATATTCCGTGCACATTGTCTTTACAGTTTTTCATTCGCAACAATAAACTTTGCACGCGTGTCAATATGAGATCGAATGATGTCTGGTTAGGTCTGCCATACGATCTTGTCCAATTCGGCGCTTTGCAAGGCGCTGTTGCCCAAGCTTTGGGCATTGAGATGGGTTGGTATTCTCATACTGTAGGTTCATTACATCTCTATGAGCGCGACGTTGAGAAAGCTGAGCAGATCAGATCGGTTGACCATGACTGGTCATATGAACCGCTGTGGTCTCAGCACAGCATCGAAAACATCAGCACAACCGCAAGAGCTATTCTTTACGGTTGGCAAGCAAATCTTTATCTTCCAGGTTTAACTACTTTCGAGCATTGGCTCGAGAATGCTGTCTACGAAGCTAGAGAACGGATTGTATGAGTCAACACCGAAAGCATCGCGGCTACGCCTCACAGCGTATAGTCGCTGATTACCTTCAGGCTCACGGATGGCCGTTTGCTGAGTCTACCGGGGCCGGTAGACAAGGCACGGACGTTACAGGGACCGTGGGTATAGACTGGGAAGTTAAGGCACGCCGAGGCTTCCCGGTCACTGAAGCAATGAATCAAGCGGCAGAGAGAATTAAGGACGGAATTATTCCGGTCGCAGTTCTCAGGCCTGATGGTTTTGGTCCGGCGTCAATAGAAAATTGGCCAGCGATTGTACCTCTCAAGATTATGGTGGAGCTTTTGAGAGACGCTGGTTACGGAGATCCACGTACTGAAGGGGAAACAAATGGGAAGAAAACGGATGGATCTGCTGGTTGATAGCCATGCAGTATTCACAACTGCACACGATCAGTATATGCGCGAAAGCGACCTTGTTGATCTGGTGATTACGCCGCAAACATTGTGGTCAGCTATGGCGCGCCTCGATAACAAGATTATTGCAGCTGATGAAAGCCGCAAGAATCATCGATACCGGGCACTAGAAGATCAGATGATGGAGATTGGAGCAATGGCTTTAGCTATCGCGACATCTTTGTCCCGTAGAAACGAGATGGCAGCGTGAC